TTTGCAGAAGTGTGAGCAGTTCCACGCCAGGTATCATCCAACCCCCCTTACCAGCGCTACACTCGAAGGCTGTCTCGAGCAGGGTGTTTGCTCTACACAGGGTGGCGCGAAGTACAATTTCTCCGGTATCCAGGGCACCGGCATGGCGGTCGTGGCCGATTCCCTGGGGGCCATTGAGAGTGCTGTGTTCGAGGACAAGTGGCTCACCCTTGAGGAGCTGGTCGCTCACCTGAAAGACAATCTCTCGGATGAGGTTGTGTGGACCAGGCTGAAAGGCATCGATAAATTTGGCAACGATATTCCCAAGGCGGATGCCTGGATGAAGTGGGTCGGGGATCACTACCCCGATTCCATTCACGCCCTGCCAGTTCTTGATAACGGACAAATCGCCACCCCATAGGGCGGTATCCCACAGACCGGAATCCCATGCCCCGTAGGTCGATGGCGAGAACGACAGCGGGGCTGTTGATGCGGTTTCGTCAAAGTCGATATTCAGCGAAGCGTTGATGGACGGAGTGCCACTGGACAACATGATCGGGCGCACCATCGTCCACTGCTTCAACATTCCGGTTGCGCCGAAGTAGTTATAGGCTTGCGAGGCCGTGCCATTGATGTTTGATCCGTTGTCTGCGTAGGTATCCCACGCCTTCCCGACAAACCCATCACTGCCAAAATAAGGCTCGTCGTTGAACATCGTCCAGCAGTTCGCATTCCATCCGGTGAAGTTCGCCCAAGACTTTGTGATGGTATTCATCACGTACTGCTCTTGAGCGTCTACGCTGACCGGGACATTGAGGATGAGCATGTTCGCTTTCGCGTAATACTCAAGTTCCCATCCCTGAGTCGCTCCGTAGTTCGTTGCGGCCTCGCTGACGGCGAATTGAATCTTGTCCGTCAGGGCAACACGCGGATTGACACGGGACGACTGCAAAGCGCCGGACAATGGCAATAGTCCGTCCTGCGTCATCACCAGTAAATCACCCGCGAATTTCATCATGCAGCGCCGTCCAATAGGAGCGCCCATGTCCCAAACACCCACCAAGGCCCAAGTATTCGCGCTGGCCGGGTCCGACCCCTTGTAGACGATGATTTCACCTTCCGAAGTGATAAACACCGCATGGTCGTCAACGCCTGCCCCGGCATCCACCGTCCAGTTACCCATCGCCATCAGATAGCCGCCCTTGCGGGCCACGGCCTGAAGATCAACAACAGCCGCCGCCCCAGCAATGGCAGAGGTCGGCAAGTACCACGCTTTTAGGGTGTCTTTCTGGATCAACCAGATTCGATACTTGAACAAGTTGATTTGGATACACGTCGCGGTGTCCACGCCGGTTATGTCGTGCGTGCCGTCGCCATCGGCATACCAAGCCGATCCGGTATAACCCCTGAGTTTGTCGGAACCATTCACGCAGAGCATGAAATTTCCGCCCGCTGTGGAGACGTTGACGCTTTCCCACCAGGCGTTTGTTAGCCCGGTGACGGAAGCCGCTCCAACCGCCCCGCCTGCTGACACGTCATAGAAGGAAGTCCCCGCCGCCGCGAATAGCTTTGATGCCGTTCCCGAGTTGTACCCCATCAGTGACTGAACCTGCGACCCCACCCCCGTGGCAAACTGAGAATGCCCCTTGCGAAGCATTACGTCAGACGGCAGCGGCCAGAAGTTTTCCAGCGTTACAGCGTCCTTCTCGTCCATTTCGGACAAGGCGTCCCTTGCGTTCCATCCCCCAATCGGAGCCGGTACGGAGGCAGTTGCCGCCTTTGCATTCCGCCTCAGAGGTCGTGCAGCAGTTCTCACAGCGACCACGAGCCCGCAGGAACGACGACGCCAGGGAAAATGTCATAGCGGGTATTCGACAGGTTCAGCGTGTCCTTGCCGCCGTCCCTTGCCATCAGGTCAAGCTTGAGCGTTTCAGCCTTGTTGAAGTCTTCGGCGTAATCCAGACCCTTTGCGGCTTTCCACCGCCAGATTGTGTCGAGGACAATCAGGTTGTTATCAAGTTTTGGCGTGTCGGCATCCGCTGTCCATGTGGCCGAGGTAGAACTATCCGCAGCGACCGTTACCCAATTCTTCGAGATGTACTCGAAATAACAGGACTGGCCTGCTTCGGGGACGGGATACATCGCCAATGTCCCGGCGATGATTCTGTAAGACGACCACGGGCCATTTATCGCAAAGGCTTTCTGCTGCTCCCAACCCTGCGGAGTTTTTGGCCCGAATACAGGCCGACGTAGAGTCCGGTTCCAGATCGTGTCGTTGATGATGTAATCCAGACCGGGAGCAATCGTCTCTATGGCCCCTTGCGACTCTGTGGCGACTGTCGTGAAATTTCCAACATTCAACAGCCCCGACCACGGATAGCGCCGAGCGATTTCCTGCCCTGCCTCGTTCGCCAGTTCGATAATCTGGATGATCTGCAAATCGGTGGAACTCACTGCCGCCGTAGGCGAAGTCAGTCCTACGCGCTTGCAGACCGATTGAACGATGGAAAGACAGGTCATATAAATCCTTTGGGCGTAAAAAAAGCCGCTTTACGCGGCTTCCTTGAGCGGTGGGCGTCCTCGCCTCGGCTTGTCGGTTTCGAGTTCTGCCAGCCGTGCAGAGAGCGCTGCAAGTTGTTCCTTCAATACAGCGTTTTCAGCGACAGCACCGGCAGCAAGTTCGCGCTTTGCCAGCCATTCGCGGGCCTGCTCCCGAATATCCCTCCCGCCCATCCCAAAGCGCCCAAGGGCTTCTTCGGTCATCGCGGCCACGTCTTCCACCGTCACCACATGCAGGGAAATCAGGTTTTGCACTTGGGCGGGTGAAAGCAGCGGCCATTCGCGTACATGCGTTCCGCTGACCGGGGCTTCCTGTCCAGCTTTCCACGCCTCGAATTTGGAGAAGTATTGGTTCACCCATTCCTGCGGGAATGCGTCGTGCGCGTCCGTCAAAACTTTGTTCTTGATCTGGTCGAGCCAGTCTTGCGCCTTGATGACCAGGACATCCCGGCTCCCCGGTTGCATGACGTGGGCGAAATCCACATCTTTTGTGACCCTGTAGCCGAGTTCCACGCTCTTTTGCGGATCGGGAACGGCGACTTGCTTGAATTCGACGAACGGGGGACGCGCTTGCGCGAGGGATACCATTTAGTTCTCCTGTAGAGGATTGGACATACATTGAGCGATGAACGGTAGGGGGCCATCGCCGGCCACGGGAATCACCACGCCGGCATCGGCCAATTGACCGGCGAGGACTTGAAACTCTTGAGCTTGCTTGACCATCCACGGCGCGGCCTTGAACTTCCGGCCATTTACCGAAACATCCATCACCGAATCCGCGTCGTTCTGTTTCTGTTCGTAGGCGTGGTGCTTGTCTTCATACGACGAATCGAAGCCATGCAGATGCAGGGTTCGATAGCCTTGCGTGTAGGCAACTGCCATTGCCGCCAGTCCAACGGTCGAACCGGAACTAATCAAATGCGCCTCGCGGTCTTTCGGCAGAATGTCGGAAACGCCCTCCGTGTTCATGTGGAAGACGGTGGATGTCTTCGCTGCATCGAAGGTTTCCGGGTCGCACTGAGAGGCTAGAAACCGCCTTCCTGCGTGGGATTCGGTGATGAATCTCGCGTTCTCTTTTCGTGCGTCAATGATGACGTGCAGGCTTGGAATAATCCCCTGCTCATTGAGCCACTTTGCCGAACCGTTGACCGCAATCACGTCTTGACCTTGCGAAACCCGCCACAGGATTTCGGGCAGGGTTCTTTCGATAGACGGACCACCGGACACGATCACGGCTTGCCGGTCGTGTTCCGGTTTTATCTCAAGCCACGGCAAGTCCCTGGCACACGCGGAAAGAATGTTCCGGGTCGTCAGTTCCCTCGCGGTGTTGCTGATGGCTTCGAGTTCCGCAAACCCGCCACCGTCTACTTTCCACGTATCGGCAACCCACTCCACGCCGCAGTTATCCGGCTTTGGCTGTCCATGGAAACAGACAACCGCTGTCCCCTTCGGAGGGTAAGGATGGCAATCTGCCTTGAAAGAAACGAACTTGCCGGGGAACAGGTCTTGCAGCTTGTCGATGTCTTTGGCAAACCGTCCTTGATCCAGATTATTCAACCACCACAGATCGCCCATCGGGTGTCGTGGATTCTCTTGCGCCTCCCACGTCTCCCATACATGCGAAGCAAACGCCCCGGCTTCCCACAGAATGATTGCGGGGCCGAGTTGCTGCGGGTAGTAGAAATCTCGCAGCGTAGCGAATTGCCCCTGATACCTCACGATGTCATCGAGCGACGACACAATGACTGTATCCAAGTCCATGAAGATGCACCGCTCACCATCGCGGAACAATCCCCGCTTGAACATGTACAGCTTGCCCCACCACGTTTCCAGATCGGCAGGAAGCGGGATGGTTTCTATCCCGTCATCCAGCCCTGCCGGATCGTCAGTGATGCAGACAAAGCGACCGGGATAACCTGCGGTCAGGTTCCGGCGAACCATGTCAAAAAGGATATTGACGTACTCCGGCCCGTAAGCCTCTCCTGCTTTCAGGCAAACAAACGTGATGGGCTTGTCCTTGACTTCGGGCCACTTCGAGAAGAACAGGTCGCGATTCCTAATGAAACCTTCCAGCTTCCATTTGATCTTCGCGCCCGTCTTCGGGTGAATGACTTTCAGATCGTCACGGATGCAGAACTTCGCGCCAATCGCCAACATGCGATGGATGAAATCCTTATCCTCGTACCCTGCCCCTTCGTGGTAGTCCTCATCAAACCCTCCCGCCAGATAGAACGTGCCACGGTAGAGCATCGAGCAAAACGCCACCCCTGTTCCCTGCGGACAAAAGTCGACGCGCTTCGTGCTGTGGCAATGCCACTTGTTTTCTTCAGGGCACCACGCGGACGCAAGAACATACCCATAACCACCCAATTCCTTCAACTGCGCGGCCATCTGTTCAAGGATGGGCGTTTCATGCAGTATTTCGACGCAGGACAGACAGACTATTTCCCCGCGAGCTTCATTAACACCCTCGTTCCACGCCTTGCTTTGCGGGGTGGGTTCCGACTTCTCAGGAAGGCGAATCACCCGAACATGCAGCGGAACATCCGGGCAGACGAAAGGAACCTTGTTCCCGTCATCCACAACGATTACTTCGAGGTCTAACCCTTGGTAATGCTTCGCCAGTAGGCGCAGGGCTTTGTCTGCGGCTTCCTGCCGGTCCCAATAGGGAAGAATGAGACTAATCACGCGTCCACACGGTTGTCCAGGGCGACAATCCTTTGTGTTCTACCTTGGTAAATCCGCTCATGTCGGCGCGGTCCCATCCGTAGTACGGGTGTTCCGTGTCGTGGGCCACGATCAAATCCGTATGATCCTTGGCCCACATCAGGCATTCAGGCCGTGAATCTCCATGCCCGTCAACGAAAATCGCGTCGTAATGCGGAAGAAGATCAAGCATCCGCCATTCGTGCGGCCCGAGGGCTAATCGGAGGTCAATTCCGGGGATTTCGTGAAGAATCCTGTTGTACCAAGACTCGTTCTGCATCTCGACACTGGTCACGCTACAGCCGGCATTCGCAAACATCGCGGTTGAGTACATTCCGCAACCGAACTCTAGAACGCTCTTGATGCGATGCCTTTGAAACAATTCCTCCCATACAGGAAGGTGCGTTGCTGTCGCGTCAAGGGTCACATATCCTCCCGAATGAAGCATAAAAAAACCGCCACCAGATACACGGCAGCGGCTATGTAGAAGTAGTCCATC